AGATGGCTATAAAATCGGAAGACTTGTATCTTAGTATACCAAATGCGAGTCCAATATTTTCAAAACTTGCGATATCAAGTCAATTTAAGGTATCATTAGATCTTGTTCGTAGAAGTGTATCAGGAGATAATTTAGGATTATTTGATTATTTAACTAATTGTGGTTTGTTTGAGGATACAAATTCTACAACTCAAAAGTATGATTTCTTGTGTTCTCAAGCATCATTACCAGGTTCTAACTTTAATATTTCAGAAGAGATGGGAAGTCGTCAGGGAATGACAGAAAGATTTGCGACAAGAAGAATATATAACGAATTTGATTTAACTTTTTATCTTGACAATGATTATAATGTATTGCGTATGCTTGAGGAATGGATGAATTATATCAATCCAATTTATAATGAAACTAATGGTAGATATGATGGGGCTCAAGGAAGTCAATTGAATGCATATCAAGAGAGAAATTCATATTCAAGATTTAGATATCCAGATGATTATCGAAGAAAAATAAGAATCACTAAATTTGAGAGAGACTTTTTACAGAATCCAAATGATAAGAATAATACATTTAAGAATATGCCACTGTTAACTTATCATTTTATTGATACGTTTCCAGTTAATATTAATGCTGTTCCAATTTCTTATGATGGAAGCACGTTTTTACAAGTCACTGCGGTCTTTACTTATCTAAGACATACGATTGAAAAGCACGGTAATTTGCAACAGACTGTGAAAGAGTCAATTTCAAATCAACAACTAGGTCAAGTAAACCCAATTAAACCTAGAAGATTTGTAAATGAAGTAGCAACTACATCAAGCAGTGTTAAACCAACCGCACCAGTTGGATATGTAAGTGGTAAACCATATTATGGGCCATATCATGAAATGATGGGTGTGAAGATGGTCGGTGCAGAGCATACGTCCGAACCACATCCTATAATATATGATACAATAGGGGAAAGTCTACCAGCTGGATCTACAACAGGCCCAACGATAACAGAGACTAATCCACAGACAGAAACGGAAACCACAGCTGGATCTGGAACATCCCAAACAACTGAAACCACTGAAACATCTGGAGGTGGAACAACAACTACTGAAACTACAACAACCACGACAACCACTGATTCTTCTGGATCAACAAGTTCAAGCACTAGTTCCTCAAGTTCAAGTTCTTCAAGTTCTTCTTCGTCTGGTTCAAGTTACTATGGTAGCAGTTATTATAATTACTAAAACACTGCTATATACAATACTGAATAAAATATTATGCCTTTCCCAAAAATAGCGACCCCGACTTATGAGTTGGTTTTACCATCAACAGGGAAAAAAATTAAATATAGACCCTTTCTTGTGAAGGAAGAAAAAATATTAATTCTTGCACTTGAAAGTGAAGACCAAAAACAAATTACAAATGCGATTAAAACTACTTTGAAGTCTTGTATTCAAACAAGAGGAATTAAAGTAGAGGAATTACCTACATTTGATATTGAATATATTTTCTTGAATATACGTGGTAAGTCTGTAGGTGAATCAATAGATGTTGTAGTGACTTGTCCTGATGATGATGAAACACAAGTTGAACATAAAATTTATATTGATGAAATACAAGTTGAAAAGAGTAAAGAACATACTCCTGATATTAAATTAGATCACACTTTGACTTTAAGAATGAAGTATCCTTCTTTGACTCAGTTCGTTGAAAATAATTTTAATCCGTCTTCTGAAGATACTCTTGAGACATCTATGGGTATAATCGCATCTTGTATTGATGTTGTTTATAATGAAGATGAGTCTTGGGCAGCTGCTGACTGCACAAAGAAAGAACTCAATGAATGGTTAGAGACTTTAAATACTTCTCAATTTAAAGAGATTGAAAAATTCTTTGATACTATGCCAAAGTTATCTCATACCGTGAAGGTAACAAATCCCAAAACAAAAGTTGAAAGTGAGGTGACGATGGAGGGTCTACAAAGTTTTTTCGGGTGAGTATGTCTCATGTTAGTCTTGAGTCATACTTTAAACTTAACTTTGCCTTGATGCAACACCATAAATATTCTTTGACTGAAATTGAAAATATGATGCCTTGGGAAAGAGACATTTATGTTGGACTGTTAAATCAGCACATTGAGGAAGAGAATCTAAAAGCACAGCAAGCAAGTATGTAAATGATTACACCGAATATTGCACCTAGAAAAATTACAGGATCTGCAGCTGCAGGTTTATTTTCTGCTGCAAAGAGTAGTATTCGGAGAATGGAGAAGACAACAGATGCAATATCAAAGGCACCAGATGTAACAAAGGAACAGAAGTTTGGAAT